CTTGATAGACCATGCTAGTGCTTATTGTATTCGTGTCAGATGCAGAAACATCAACTTGAAATATTTGAAAGTCTGCACTACCATTATTGTGATCAACATTTACAGTTACTGCTGCTGACCCATCGTAATTATGAACATTAATAGTTTTTACTATGAATGTTGAAACAGGTGTTGGCGGTGTTGCCGCCACGTTAGCTGTTGGCACCGTAAACACTGTAGTTAAATCTGTTGTTGTTACATTAGTTATAAATCTTTTAAATACATCAGCCATTAGATAAAAACCAACTTCTTCTTGTAGACTCTTCTTGTGTGTCTTGTGTATACTGAGTATTAAGCTGTTGCACTAATTCCTCTAACTGTCTAATAACCTCAGCTTGTTGTTCTCTCTCATATTCATCTCTAGGATCTGGGAATCTTGTCAAACTTAATTTAGCCATTATCTTCTACCATCAGGTTGTATGTCAAATCTTTGTGTTCCTAATCTCCAAGCAGTGCCTGTGGTATTAGAAACAACATTTACCGTAAACTCTCTGCCTCTACCTCTTAAACTTACAAAGTCCGTGTTATCTTCAAAAGAAACTGTTTTAGTAACAGCCGTAGAATTATTAGGATAATTTTTAAACTCAAGCTTTGCATTTAGGACTCCCTCTTGGTCTTCAATATCAGGAATTAATTTTGACACAAAAGAAAAGTCATTACCCTCACCTATTTGCACTACTCCTGATTTGACAAATGCTGTGATAGCTTGACCGTCACCATTGTTACCTATTTCATGTAAGAATACCGAGGAGGCCCCATCCGTAAGGCCACTTATAACCTCGTTATTTGCGGTCGCTGTTGAGCTGTACTCCGTAGCAATAGGATTATCAAAAACTTCCTTATCTATCCATGTGGTTCTAGCTAATGTGCCAGTCCACCATGTTTGTTCTAAATAGTTGTAAGCAACAATAGCGTTGATCTGATCTGATCCAGTTCTAGGGTAGAACCACATGATTTCGTTAAACTCACCATTATGACCAGCAAAAGCATTTTCTGAACCTGTTATATTTATATTATTAAAAACAAACTGCTCTACTGTGCAGGGTAGTTTTTTTACAGTACCATCGAATAAGAAAAAAGAATCCTGAGACATCCAATATGATACGCCATTTATATCTACACCTGCATGACTTCCTATTATTCCACAGTTTTGACCTAATTGTCTTAAACCAAAAGTAAATGGTGGCCCTATAAATTGTAAACTATGTAAAGATGTGTCTGTCCACACTAATATCTGACCTCTCGAACGCTCTGCGGCCACGATTCGTGATCCGTCAGCAATACGTAGTGATCCTGCTGTATTTTCTGCAGTAGGTTGATATGTGTTCCTGTCTTCTTGATTTGAAAATCTTAGTAATAAATCATCTTGTGCGTTTGTGCCTCCAATGGTGGGTTGTGTGCCAAAAAATAATAAATGTCTATCAGGTGTAGAAACTAAACTTAATCTTGATTTTGTAGGAGCGTTAGTTATGGCAACAGCTCTTGTAGTTGGACCATCATCTGGATCCCACTCAAAGGCTCCACCATTTAATACAGTAGCTATTAAAATTTGCCCAAAGTTATCTAAGGACCATTGCCTTGCCTCAAGGGTAACATTAGAACTACTTGATGCTGTACCCCATGTGCCTGAACTCCATGTGTCTGTTCCCCAACCAAAGGCAGGAGTTGATAACTCAGGACCAATACTGATTTGATATTTAGCATTGCCTGAGCCTCCACCACCTGATGTAGATCCTGACGCTGCAGATCCTGTAGTAACAACATAAGCATTATTATTAGCAACTGATGTTATTTCAAACTCTTTATTCATATCTAATCCATCTATAGCTGAGAAAGAGTCAAAGGTTACAAAATCCCCTTGAGATGCGCCGTGACCAGTGTCGGTAACAACAACAGATGTAGTAGCGTTTGTGGTAAAAGGATTTGTTAAAGCTTGTGTTTCTCTGATAGGTGTGATGTCGTAAGCTACACCCTCTTCAAAAACATAAAGTTTTCTATCTGTGCCAAAAGCATCATATCTTGTTCCATTGAGCGCTACCCATGCGTGCTGATCTCTGACCACTCCAACTAAAGTTGTGCTAAAAAACCTTTGCCAACCTTTTATTTTTTGGGCTGACCCCTGAAAAAAACGCACCATATCACCATCGGTCCATTTACCTTGGCCTGTATAATCAGTAACTTCTTTGTTGATACCGGGGGCTGGTCTAAAATTTACTAAGGGCATGAGAATAATATACTAAAAATCTATAAAAAGTCATTAACTGCATTATTTTCTAGATAGTAATGATGAAACATCCCCTTGATATGCTCTATTACCATAATGTGTAAGCTTCATAGCAAAATCAGCCCAAATCTCTCCGCCACACTCTTGCCACAACCTTGAGAAATAATAATCTTCGGATAAGTATCTTTTTTGTCCAACAGTTTCATAGGGACCAACAGCAAATAAGTCATAGCAATTATCTGATCTATAATGTTGGCCATTTACTATCTGATCTGTTTCATACTTTCTCTCTGGAAATTTTTTAAACATTGTTCTAAAGACATCTCTTTTTACTAACATCATTCCTGTGGCAGCTTCATTAACTTTAAAAAACCCGTTCTCTCCCTTTAAATATTCAGGATCATCAAAGTTAACATTATATCCTAGACATTTTGCCTCTAAGGCTTCAGGAGATATATCTGGTTCTTTTTCTAAAATTCCTTTAATTCTTTCTAGGTGTAAATGTTTTCTTGGGTAGATACCACAGACTACATCTTTGTCCGCACATATAAGCCTTTCAATGTTTTGCCATTCAAATCCTATATCTGCATCTATAAACAACAAGTGTGTTGCGACGTAATCTCTTTGATCCATCATCATAGAAACCAAAGTATTTCTTGCTCTTGTTATTAAACTTTCATTTCCCATAGATTGAAACCTTAAATTTACTCCCGCATGACTTGACCAACTTTGTAATTGCAATAAACCATGCATTGTTGGTTCTGATAAAAGACCACCATACATAGGCATGCCTAAAAATAATTTAATATTTTTATCTTTTAACTCTTCTGGTTTAATCATTATTTTTCTCCTTGCATAATCTAGTTATGCCAATCAATATTAAATGCCATGGAAATTCTTTCTTTATCACTTGTATGTGTTGAAACACTGTGTTTTGTTATACCTGGAAAAAAAATTAACATGTTCTCTTTTATTTGTAAAGATTGATTAAAATCAGGGAAAGTCATAAAAGTATCGCTAGGAACCTCAAAATAAAATGCACCTGACCAAGCAACAGGAGCGTGGTGATGCTCTATTGTATAGTCGCCTTTTTTGTGTTTCATGCCCCAAGAAGAATTTAAAAAATATTTTAAGTGAGTATTAGGTGTAGGAGTTCGAAGAGTATAAATATTTATTAGAGTATCTAAAATCCTAGTATGAAAATTTTTCATTGCTTCAACTTTCAATAGTTTATCCCAGTTTGTTGTTTTAGCGTGAACATTAACTAATTTATCAACAGGTTCCTCTTCGATAGCTTCATTAACTAATTCTTTTAGTCTATTTAAGTAGTTTTTATTATACAAATAATCATGAAGTATATAAACACTCCCTATTGCATTATGAGAAGATTGTATTAAAGAAATTCTCAAAACTATTGCGCCCTATCATAGAAAACACTTGTTACTGTGGTTTCTGATTTATAATTCAAACCTATAAAATCTTTGAAAGATTTGTACTTAGTTCTTAAATAAAAATAACAATCGGAGTTCCAATTACTATTATCTAAAATTAGAATATTTTGATAGTTGATTTTTTCCATTAAATTTTGTGCCACATAAAGTCTTAAATTTTTGTTACGAGGATTATTGTCAATTAAAATAAAATCAGCTTCCGTGAAATAATTAGGTTCTTTTTTATAAAAATTATAGTCTAGGTAATTTACAACAACGTTATCTATACCTTTAGATTTTATCAAGTTTATCCATTCAACCTCATCTTCATAAGTAATAACTTTTTTAAATTTATTACTAAAATATATTGTAGAGTCGCCTGAACCAAATTCAATAATAATTTTTTCTTTAGTGTGCTGCTCTTCTATCCAATCTATAAAACCAAATGTGAGTAAGGGTATTGTTTTTTTCATTATCGAAAACTCTTTTTTTTCCAAGAACTTTTTTTGTACATATCTACAATTTTTAAATTAAACTTAATTCTTTTTTTATTTTTCTCATCCATATCTTTTGGTGTTTCAAGATGGGATCTCATTCTCCAACTATCTCTTTTAAAAGGAATTACAAGAACCATGGGTGACCCACTTTCTAATATAACTCTTTCTGTATGTGGATTTGTCCAGTAAAAAGGAAAATGAATATTCTGTGTATATGTGTCAGTATCTACAACTCCATCAATAATTTTAAAAGGTAAATTTCTGTTAAAGGGTTGTGTGAAAATACAACTATAGCCTGGTGGAGTTTTTATAACCCAAGGATTGATGAATTTAAATATTGCTTCAACTGTTCTTTTGTTGTGCCTTAAATTTTCTGAGACTTCGAAATTTTCATGAAAACTTACTCCTAGGCTTTCTCTAAAATCAGACGGTAAGTGAGGGTTTGTTTCAAAAATAGCTCTAGTATTTTCTTTATCATACCTGTAAACCTGGTCCATTGGAAAAGGTATAATATACCCACAAGTAAGAGCATCTAAAAAAGGAATACATTTTTTTACCGTTTTTGAAAAAAAACTTTCACTTTGAAAAACTTTCATTTTCTTGTAAGCACTTGGAACATTTGAAATAGCAGGCTGTGGATCTGGGATTATACCTTTATACTGTGAGTAAAAATCTATGTGTTTATTTAATTTTAACACTACTGCTTTTTATTTATTACTTTTTTAAAATTATCAATAACTGTGTTTACATCAAATCTCATTATTTTTGGTGTGTTTGTCGTGAGATTTATATTTTTGTTATAACAAAATCTTTCTTTTACATTATCATCGTTCCAAAGAACCACTCCTTTAGTTTGACAAAACTTGTTTGAGGACATGTGATTAAGTGAACTATCAATTCCAATAAATCCTTTAGCGTGTTTTATGAGATAAGCATAATTGATATAGTTTAAATTAATATCTATTTTACAAGTATTTTCAAAAAAATCTTTCAAAGAAAAAACATTAAGGACATTTAATTTTAAATCAAAGTTTAAAATGTTTATTATTTCTTGTGATTGTTTTTTATTAAGAGATCTTGATCCGATAAAATCTGTTTGTATATAAGATTCATCCCCCCCAATAAATTGCACCATTACAAAATTTTGTAATTGATTTAACAAGGGTTGCATATTTTTATCCTCCTCATCCGTAAAATATATTTCACTGTATAAACTATCTATCATTTCTAAACCTAAAAGGCTTCTGAAACTGTTTACTAGATGAATTTTATTTTTGAAAAAAAATGAATTATATGCATCTATAACGTGCACATTATTAAATTTATTTAAAAATACAGTATTATCTTTCCAAGGGTATAAATCATAATCATAAGCAAAATTTACATTTGGATGATTGGTAAAAACTTGAGGCCATGAGGACATAATAGTGATATTATCTAATTCACTTAAACAACTTGTAAAACAAATATTTTTACCTATCCCTCCGTCTAAAACATAGAGGTCTTCTTTCATGCTCCTAAAATTTTTCTTTTATCATACTTGTATTCTTTATATTCCCCCTCTTGATCTACATAATGTAAAAACACAGTTATAAAATGATCGTGAGTGCATATTTCTCTCCAATGAATTTTATCCATTCCTTTAAATATGATAGCGTTATTAGGAACCATGGGAAATTTATAATCTATTCTATATCTATTAAAGTTGCCTTCTGAATCATAATATTTGTAATCTGAATTTTCGTCTTTCTCTCCAATAAATATTTCATAGGGAGTATCTATAGGATCAGCTCCTAAACACAATGCTACGGTATACTCACAAGACTCTCTATCTGTGTGTATTTTTAGATCTGAACCTCTATCGTAAATTCTAAAATAAGAGTAGGTTGGCCATAATTTTTTGCCAACATTTTGCTCCACGACTGAGGTGCTCATATCCATCAATGTCTCCATCAAATAATCACCATGCTCTCTTACTAAAGAGTCTGTCTGCTCGTCATAATTAAATTTTTTTTGATTAGAAAATTTTATAATCGAATACGAACAAGTTAAGTTTAAAATTTGCTTAGGTAAAAATTCTTTTATAAAAATAGGCTCCACTACACCACCCACCCTATTAAAGCGTATCGTGTGCCTTTTGTAATTTTATTAACTTGGTGAGGAAACATAAAATTAGACGGAAAAACAACCGCATCACCAACATTCTGCGGAACCACATGGTGTCCGGAGGACAAGTCAAAA